TATGATTATAGACCACAATTTACATATGATAAAAGATCACACCTCGAAGATTGGCTCAGACGGTTTCAAAATAAAGAGGCGAGAGCGATTCCACAAGATGTGTTAGATAAAGTTATTTTAGAAGCTAAAAAGGAAAGAATAAATGATTTAAATGCTTTAACAGAAGAAAAGGTAAAAAGATATCTCAAAAAGTTGAATTTAAATGATTATTATGATAATGTAATTGGTATTATTAATAGATTAAATGGTAGACCTCCATTTACATTAACACAGGAAATAGAGGAGAAAATTAAAAAGATGTTTCAGCAAATACAAGATCCTTATGAAAAGTATAAACCACCTTCACGTAAAAACTTTTTGAGTTATAGTTATACACTTTGTAAATTTTTTCAAATATTAAATCTTCACGAGTTTGCAAAATATTTTCCATTATTAAAAAGCAATGATAAATTACGTCAACAAGATGATATATTCAAAAAAATAGTTGGACACATGTCTGAAATTGATAAAACAACTAGGTGGGTGTTTTATCCAAGTGTATAAAATGATAATTAAGATGAAATAGTTTCTGGTAGAGTTTCTAGTAGAGTTTCTGGTAGAGTTTCAGATACAGCTTCAGATACAGCTTCAGATACAGCTTCAACAGGAACTTTACAAGCTCTAAACATCATAATGTATAAAAATATAACAGAAGTAATATAGTATACTATAAATGACCTTGATATATAAGCATCTGGTTCTCTATTTGTATCTTTTGATTCTATTGTTTTTTGATTAGAATTGATGATGCTAATTGGTAAATTTTTAAACCAAAAGCTTAATGGTAACCAGATAAATAATAACAAAATAGGATTGTAAAATGGTATCAACAATGGAAAAAGATTACGTTTATAAGAAGATGGACATAAATTACTAAATTCATTTGACGTATCATTTAAAAATGCATTTATGCTTAAATATACTTTTCTTACTCTTAATATAATAATAACAATAATAGTTGGTATAATAAGATGATATAAAAGATATATAGGATTTTTCTTTAAAAAATCCATATCTATCAATTTATCGTATCCTGGATATATTTGTTTAAATATAGGATGTTCTGTAATTTTTTCTATAATTTGTTTATGATAAGAATCAGGAGTAACTAAATATACTAAATATGCTAAAGCTGGTGCGACAAGTGTTTGTAAAATAGTTGATAATTTTATACCCATCACAAACATTAAATATAATACAATAATAATAACGTATACATTCATTTTATTATAATTATAAAACAAAATAAAAATAGTAAATTAATATTATTGGTTTTTATTTAAAAAGAATTTTATCAATTGTTGTTTCAACACAAAACATTCTATGAATAATAATACCTAATATAAAAAGAAATATATTAATATATAATATACTAGTATCTTTTAAAAAGTATTCTTTTATAAAAATTCCTAATAAAAATGTTGCAATTACGTCCACAATAGCTATATTTAAAAATCTATATGTGTGTAAACCAGTATTTGGTTTTCCAAATAAATCAGAATATTGACACAAATTAATATTTGGCATCATATATTATTATTATTATTTAAAAAATCTAAAAAAGGATAATGTAAAATTAATTTTATATCCAAATGTAAAAGCTTGTGGCCTTTTACTAACTATATATTTACATATATAATTAAATTGTTTTTCCAGAGATACATCTTCTTTAGGAATTGTATCTATTTTTATATAATTATAATCTAAAAGTACTTTTAATAAAGCAGCTACTACTATTGCACTTCTTTGTTTTCCCATATGACAATGAATAAGTATATTTTTTTGCTCTATTGTATATTTTCTTAACAATAAAGGAACTATTATTTTAAAATATGCTTGCATAATAATAAAATCACATTCCAATAAACTATCATTAACAGGAATTCTATACATTTCTATATTGTCAGTAATGTTATTATTTTCTTGACGTTTATCAATAAAGCATTTGTTTTTTGTACAATTGATAATTACATTAATATTATTTTTTTTTAAAAAAGATGCATCTAATGCAGATTTATGATTACCTAACCAAAGACGTGGTATAATCTCGTCTGCGTTATTATAAAAATTCATTGTTAAATCATATATATATTGCATAATAGATGTTGGTAATTTTTTTAATATAAATAATGGAGTTTCTTTTAATAATTGTAAATTAAGCATATATGTGTATTTAACCAATAAAAAATATATCTATATATAATATACGAATGAATAGATATAAACATACTCGCATCACAATAGAAAAAAAAGATTCTAGTACATCTTCTGATGAACAAAAAGATTACGATAAAAATGATGAAAGTATATTTAGTGAAAGTGAAAGTGAAAGTGAAAGTGAAAGTGAAAGTGAAAGTGAAAGTGAAAGTGAAAGTGAAAGTGAAAATAGATTTGTTAGTATAGTAAATTCTGGTTATAAGAAATCAAAATATGGTAGTAAACAGGATCATATGACAGGATATGATATGGTACATAAATTAGATAATTATGTTGCTTTAAAGACATTAAAAGAAAAAAAAATATTAAGATATATGACTCCATTTAAAACATGGATTCGATATTTAAATATACATAATAAAAAATTTAGAACAGGTGGATTATTATTAAAAGTAGAATATCCGGATTATATTATGTTGGTAAATCCAAAATTAAATTTAACATGGAGTGTTCAATTAAATGACCATATTATTTATGTACCTGATAAAGAATATCCTTTAAATGAACAACAAAAATTAACAATGAGAAAAAAGGAAAAGGAAATGGTAATAAAAAGAGAAAAAGAAAAAGAATTAGAAGTATTAAAGGATCATTTATTTTTATTATATAAAAATGGGAAATTAACATTAAAGAAAAAAGTTTAAAAATTGATTTTATTGATTTAGATTATATATAAATAAAATGAATAAACGATTTAGAAAAGAAATAAGATCTTTGTATATACAGCAAAATACACGTTCCTTATTAGAAAATGATTATCTTGTTTATCAAGATGAAAGTAATATAAATATTTTACATACTATTATAAAAGCTCCACGTGATTCTGTTTATCGTCATACATTTATCCGATTAGATTTTGAAATTCCTGATAATTATCCACACTCTCCACCAAAAGTAACATTTGTAAATCATGACAATATTAGAATACATCCTAACATGTATAAAGATGGAAAATGTTGTAGTACAATTTTAAATACATGGCCATCGGAAAATGAAAAATGGACGTCAAGTATGGGTATAGAAACTATTCTATTAACGTTTCATTCTTTTTTAGATAATAATCCTTATACTTATGAACCTGGAGGTAGAGATGATCCTAGTTATACTATTTATGTTAGACATCAATCTTGGATTACCTGTTTAATTAAATATCTTCAATATGAAAAGATTGATATATTTAAAGAATTTATGTATAATTATTTACTGTTAAATATAGATGATGTTTTTACAGAGTTGAATAGTTTAGACGAAATGTATAATAGTGGATATTATTCTACTAGGTGTTTTGAAATTGAAAATTATATAATTAATTATAAACTTGTTTCTGAAAAATTACAAGACTGTTATAATTATATATATTTTACTGAAAATTACAGAGATAATTTAAGCGATTTAGATGAAGAATTTACATTTGAAATGTTTTTAAATAAAGATTTTGTTTGTTCTATTTGTTTTGATTGTTTTGATACAACAAATGAAAGTAACGAAGACGTTGTTACTTTAGAATGTAAACATGAATTTCATAAAACATGTTTAAAAACACATGTTGAGATAAATAATAAAATATGTCCAATGTGTAGAAAAAATATAGAAAATGAATTAGATAAAATACAAGAAAATGTATCAAGTGAATTATGGATAAAAAATCCTTTGACAAAAAGGCGTGTTAAAATTGGAAGTAAAACGTATAAATACTTAAAAGAAAATGACATAATTTAGTTTAGTTTAAACAACACTCTCATTAATATTTACATTGGAAGTATAATAGTAGAGCCTTTGTAACTGGCATATCTGTAAAATGTTGTACCCATAACAAGTGTCCTAAAATTAATATTAGTAGGTCTTGTATTAATATTCTGGAATGGATTTTTTACATAATAAGACAATCCCAAGATACTGTTTAATTTGATTTTAGTTTCAACATTTGAATAATCATAAATTTCTAACATAATTTCAGTAGGTAGTATCATATTAATATTCATATTCATTTTATTTTTAAGTTAAAGCTTATTATTCATCCTCTTGTTTATATCCAACAATTTCTCCTTCTCTAGAAACAATAACTTTTAATTTTCTTGTTTTTGCAAATTTCTTTTTTAATTTATCTAATTGTTCTTGATTTTGTTCATCTTCCTCTCCATAACGCGAATTATAATTAGAACTATGATATTTCCATAATTTAGAATTTCCTACACGAAAATCAGTATGTGCTTCCGCTTTATACCAGAAAACTTGATCTCTTAAATCAGAAGTATTACCAGATGTTTTAATAACTAGACATTCATGGTCTTGAGTACATGCGTCTAATATGTTACAGAAGTGATCAAACGAGGGAATCATACCAGCGTAAGCGTCATAGATTCTTTTTCTATTAGCAACCGAAGGTTCGTTAAAGATAAATACATAATCAATATTACTTCTTAATTCAGGTGGAATTCCTTGAGCATATTGCATGGTTAAAATAAAAAGAAAATTAAAATGTCTTCCGTTAAAAAAAATACTTTTAATAGTTTTATCCTTTTTCCAACTTGCTGCATCATGTAACATATCATCTAAAACGATAAATAAGTTATTACTTTGATGTTTACCTGTTTCAGAAAGACCTTGTGTTTTTGCTTCTCTAATTTTACGTTTTTGTCTATTCATAATACTATCTATTAATTCTGGATCATATTCTGAATGTATAAAACAATCTGGTACGAAATCTCCAAAAAAAGGAGATGCTTCTTCTGTGCCAGAAAATACTATACCAGAAGGTATATTTTTATGGTGGAAAAAGATGTCTCTTGCAAGAAAACTTTTTCCAGATCTTCTTTTTCCTAATATAAGTATAGTTGCATCTGGTAAAATACTTTTAATTTTAAATTTACGAAGTGCTAATTTTTCAAACTCATTAAGAAGCATATTGATATATAGTAATTTTTTAATTTTATATTCTAGACGAATTAATTGCATGTTACGTATAACCTAGAATTGTAAAGAAGATGATTTTATCGACTAATATTATTATCTATTTCATTTCAAATACCTTTAACGAAGACGTCGTTAGACGGCAAGGT